TGCAATACAGCTTTAAAGAATAGTAAAAGTGATGTATATGCAGATGAAATGTCACCAATGGCACAAATAAATTATTTAATAGAATTACTTGAGCCTATTAAAGACAAAATATTAGTAATAGGAACAGGAAATCACGAAGATAGAATAACGAAAGACACAAGCATAGATGTAATAAGACTTGTAGCAAGACAATTAGGTATAGAAGATAGATATGCTGATAATTGGTGGTATTTATTCCTTAGATTTGGAGAAAAGGCACAAGGAAGAAAAATACCTATGTGTTATCAAATAACAGGTTATCACGGATCAGGTGGAGGAAGAAAAACAGGTGGTAAAGCCAATAGACTTGAAGAGATGAGCCAAATAGTAATAGCAGACTTATACATAATGGGGCATACACATAAACCGTTATCAACTAAAGGAGCTATATACTTGCCTGACTATGGTAACAATACATTAAACAAGAAACAATTATATTATTTAATGACAAATTCATTTTTAGAATATGGTGGGTATGGTGAAAAATTGGGATTCACACCAACAGACAATACACCAACAGAAGCAATATTAGATGGAACTAAGAGAAAGATTAAGGTAATCATTTAATGTTATGAAGAAAGATAAAAAGGAATCCCTAGAAGAACTATATTTTTGTTTTAGGTATAAATGTAAAAGATGCCCTAAACAAAGACAATGTGAAGAAGAACAAAAGAGAGGTGATACCATTGAACGAAAAGCTAACACCAAAACAAGAGAGATTCATACAGAATATAGTAAGTGGTATGAGCCAAAGAGAAGCATACAAGAATAGTTATAATGCTGAAAATATGGGAGATAAAACGATAGACGAAGCTGCTAGTAGACTATTTAATGATAGCAAGATTAATGCAAGGTACAAGGAACTAATGGAAAAGCTAGAAGATGAAGCTATTATGACAGCTAAACAAAGAATGAAATGGTTATCTGATGTAGTTAATAATATTCAAAAAGAAGATATATATTTAACAGCAGATAAAGGTGCAGAAGGTATGGAAGATGTAAAAATAGGCAGTAAAAATGCAGACTTAAATACTAAGATGAAAGCTATTGATATTCTTAATAAAATGTCAGGAGAATATAAAACTATTTTAGATGGCTCTGTAGGAATAACAAAGAAATTGGAAGATCTACTATGAAATACACAGCAGATTATTTAATACAAAAGAGAAAAGAAAAATGGGAAGAAGCTCGTAGTATTGAATATGATAAGCAATTTAGAGAAGCAGTATCTATAGAGATATTAGAAAATAGTGATTTATTAAATGAATTAAAGAAATACCCTGAAAAGTTAATTGAATTGGTATTTATAGTAGTAGATAAGAATCAACAAACAATGCCATTCTTTTTAAATGAGGTGCAATATAAGTTTATTGATATCTTAAATAAAGCTAAAGATGACTTTGAAAAAGGTTTAATAACAGATATATCAATACTAATATTAAAAGGTCGACAACAAGGATTTACGACAGTTGTAACAGCCTATCAAGAAGCTTGTAGTATTCTTAATAGGAACTTTCAAGGATTTACACTAGCAGATAAGAGTGATAATGCAGAAGCAATATTCCAAAATAAAGCTAAGTATCCTTATTCGCAACTACCAGAAATATTAAAACCTACAGAGAAGTTTAACAATAGAAAGCAATTACTATTTGAAAAGTTAAACTCAAGTTGGGCAGTAGATACAGCTACAAAAGATGTAGGACGTTCAAGGACAGTAAACTTCTTTCACGGATCAGAATGTGCTTTCTGGAAAGATGGAATAGCAAGTATTCAAGCAGCCTTAGGAGAAGCATTTACAAAGAACTGTATTAAGATATATGAATCTACTGCAAATGGATATAATGACTATGAAACAATGTGGGATAGTGGAGTACACATTAATTGTTTCTTTGAGTGGTGGGAAACACCAGAATATAGATTAAACTTTCCTAGTGAAGAAATAAAGGCAGAATTTGAACAAAACATTAATACTAAGATAGATTGGATATGGGAAAGATTAAAGTGGCTTAAAGATGAGGTAAAGCTTGAATTAGAGCAGTTATTTTGGTATTACAAGAAATATGAAGGATATATTGATAAAGATTTAATTAAACAAGAATATCCTTGTAGTCCAGAAGAAGCTTTCTTATTATCAGGTGCTACTGTATTTGATACTGAAAAAATACAAGCAAGACTTAAAACAATACCTAAACCATTAAAGGTTGGGTATTTTCTTTATGACTATGATGATACTAAGCCAGCAGGACAAAAAATTTCTAATATTAGATGGCAAAATGATAAGAACGGATATATTAGGTTATATCAATTACCTAATAGCCCGGCAATGACTAAATACTGTATAGGTGGAGATACAGCAGGAGATGGATCAGACTTCTTTACAGGTCACGTATTAGATGCAAAGACAGGAAAGCAAGTAGCAGTATTAAAGCATAAGTTTGATGCAGACCAATATACTCATCAAATGTATTGTTTAGGTAAGTTTTATTCATACAAAGGCAGAGAACGTACAGAAGATGCCTTGATAGGAATAGAAGCAAACTTTGATAGTTTTCCAATAAAAGAACTACAAAGATTAGGATATACAAATCAATATGTAAGAGAAAAGATTGATGAATATACAGGAAAGAAAGAGAAAAAATTCGGATTTAGAACTACACCTCTAACAAGACCTACAATCATATCAAGATTAGTAGTAATAGTTAGAGATGAAGTGGATAGCATTAATGATAAAGATACATTAAAAGAATTATCTACGATTATTAAAAATGAGAAAGGGAAAGCAGAAGCTCCAGAAGGTAAACACGACGATCAAATGATGGGATTAGCAATAGCACACGAGATGAGAAATCAAGTGTCATTTACTCAAGAAGCTATTACACCATATCCAGAGTTTAGAGATTGGGGAATAGATATTATTGAATCTGATTATGGAGAAGATTTGAATATTATTTAGGAGGTAATATGGATTTTAGAGAAAGATTGTTAAAAGAGTTAGAAGAACTATCAGTAAAAATAAATAAACTAGAAAACTATATTATGAGCAACGTTAGAATAGATACAGATTTAGAAACAATACAATTACAAGCAATGATGGAATATAGACGTATTTTAGAAAAAAGAATATTAAAACTTATGAATGGAAAAGGTGAAAGCTAATGGAAACATTAATTATATGCCTATCTAACCTATTATGCTTCATTGTAGGGGCGAAAGTAGGGCAGAAGATAGTAAGACAAGAGCCAATAGAAATTAACCCTGTAAAGGCTGTAAACAAGGCAATAGAAGAACATAAAGAAGCATTAATAAAAGATGCAGAAGATGAATATTACAGAACAGTTATGCAAAATATAGATAATTACACAGGTGATTCTATAGGACAAGTAGATATACCTAGAAGAAAGTAGGTGAATTATGGATTTAGAAAACTTAAAAGAAACAGAAACGTGGCAGCTATATGAACACGGAAGAAACTTCCTAAGATTGATGGGAGTATTTAGAGATACAGATAGAAACTATCAATTCTATAATGGAGATCAATGGGAAGGTGCTAAGTTAGATGGTATTGAGAAAGTACAATATAACTTTATTGAAACAATAGTAGATTATAAGTTAGGTAAAATCAATGCTAATCTATGGGGGATCAATTACTCTAGTGAGAATTTTGATAGAGAATTTAGACCAATAGCAGAAAAGACTTGTGAACTATTAAACAAGAAAGCATCTAAAGTATGGGAAAAAGATAGAATGGACGGTAAGATACGTCTATTTACAGAAGATGCAGCAGTAAATAGTGAAGGTATTATATATACAGACTTTGATATGGATAATCAAAATCCTATGAATGAAGTATTAAATAAATGTGATGTTCAATATGGAAATGAACAAAGTGAAGATATACAAACTCAACCATACATAATTATCTCTAAACGTGTACCAGTAATAGAAGCTCAAGAGTTTGCTAGAAACAATGGTGCTAGTGAAGAAGAAATAATGCATATTATGGGTGATAGAGATAGTTTTGAACAAGCAGGAGCAGATGCTAAATGGGAAAAAGATCCTATGTGTACTGTAATAACAAAGATGTGGAAAGAGAATGGGACAGTATGGTTTAGTAAATCAGTTAAATATTTAGAAATACAAAAGCCTACTGATAGTGGATTAACACTATATCCATTAGTACACTTTATCTGGAAACATAAAAAAGGTAGTTCAAGAGGTGAAGGAGAAGTTAAATACTTAATTCCTAACCAAATTGAAGAAAATAAAACATTAGCAAGAGTAACATTAAGTATTAAACAAAATGCTTATCCTCAAAAATTAGCAGATGTAAGTAGAATATCTAACCCAGGAGCAATAGGACAAGTTGGATCAATCATTAAAACAAGTGGAGCAGTAGATAATGTTCAAAATGTATTTGGATATGTACAACCAGCTCAAATGAGTAGTGATGTATTTAAACAAATGGGTGATTTAATTAGTGTTACAAGAGAAATCAGAAATGCTAGTGATATTGCTACAGGTGGAATTAATCCAGAAGATGCAAGTGGTAGAGCTATTTTGGCTGTACAACAAGCAAGTGAACAACCATTATCAAAACAAACTTATGCATTAAGAGAAGCTATAGAAGATTTAGCAAGAGTATGGCTAGATATGTGGACAGTATATACACCAGATGGAATGAGATTAGAAGAAGAAGTAATTGATCCTAATACAGGTGAAGAATATGTACAAATGGTAGATATACCAGAAACAGTATTACAAAACCTTAAAGGAGTAGTAACAGTAGATATTACACCTAAAGGAGCTTATGACAAGTATGCACAAGAAGTAAGTATAGAAAACTTATTAAAAGCTGGATACTTCAATGCACAAAGATTAAGTGAGTTAAAAACTTATGTTCAATTACTTGATGATGATTCAGTAATGCCTAAAGCAAAACTACAAGAAGCAATAGACATTATGGAAGAAGAACAAATGAAGATAGCTCAAATAAACGCTCAAGTACAAACAATGCAAATGAAAGCTAAAGCATTTATGGAAGAAGATCCAAATGCTCAAATGCAAGATGTACAAGCAGCAGAGCAACAAATACAAGGTGAAGAAGCACAAGCTCCAGTAGAGTAAGTGCTTTTTTATATATAGACCAAGCCTTAAGTCTTTAAAAGATGTGGAATAGTGAGAAGCAAACTCACACGAAAAAATAGGAGGAAATAGAATGTTTGAAGAAAACGAAAACCCTGTAATAGAAGATATTACTGAAAACGTAGAGGAAACTACAGAAGAATTGACAGACGGTGCGAAGGTAGAAGAAGAAGTTATTGAAGCACCAGCAGTTGAAACATTTACTAAAGAACAAGTAGATGAAATGATTGCAAAGAAATTAGCTCGTAAAGAAGCTAAAATCCGTAAAGAGTATGATAGAAAATACGGGAACTTAGAAAACGTACTAAGAGCAGGTACAGGCGAAGATGATATAGATAAAATCACAGATGCCTTTACTAACTTTTACGAAACTAAAAAAGGTATTCAAATACCTAAAACACCTCAACTATCTGATAGACAAATAGAAGTTTTAGCAAATGATGAAGCAAATGTAATTATTGAAGCAGGATATGATGAAATCGAAGATGAGTTAAACAGATTAAGTGATATTGGCTTTGATAATATGACTAAATCAGATAAAGTTATTTTCTTAAAGCTAAAACAAGAAGCAGACAGAATTACTAATGAAAAGGAGTTGAAAAGTATTGGAGTAACTGAATTACCAGATGACTTCAAAGACTTTGCCAAAAAGTTTAGTTCTGAATTATCTATGAAAGAGAAGTATGAGATGTACACAAAACTTAACCCTAAAAAAGAGGTTAAACCAATCGGAAGTATGAAGTCAGGACAAATGAATACTGTTAAAGACCATTATACAGAAGATGAAATTGCTAGATTAAGCCTTGATGATTTAAACGATCCTCAGGTATGGGACGCAGTACGTAGATCAATGACAGGGCAAAATTAAATGGAAAAAGGAAGGAATGATTATTAATGAACGTAGCAATGCAAACAATATGGCATAAAGCTTATGAACGTGCCTTAGAAACAATTACAAGTATGAGAAATCACTGTGATTTTAAATACACAAAAGATTCAAAAAACGCAAAAGAAGTAAAAATCTTAAATGCAGTTAGACCAACTGTTAAAAATTATGTACCGGGAACACCAATTGAGAAAGAATACATCAGTGCAACTGATAAAACATTGAAATTAGACCAATTCAGATATTTCAATATTGCATTAGATGATATTCACGAAGCTCAATCAGTTCCAGGAGCTATGGAAGCAACAGCTAAAGAAGGATCTCTAGCATTAGCAGAAGAAGGAGATAAATATGTTGCAGCTTTAGTTAAAGCAGGAGTTGAAGGTGGAGATATTGAAGCTATCGACGGTGGAGCAGTAACTAAAACAAATGTTATCGAAAAAGTAGAAGATGCATTTGCAGTATTATACGGAAACAACTGTAAAGTATCTGAAAGTTATTGGTTAGAAATAGCACCAAGCTTCCATAAAGTATTAAGACCATCTTTAACTGAGTTATTAACTAACAACGTTGAAATGGCTAAAAAAGGTATCGTAGGACGTTACGGAAACGCTTTCGTTACTATTGAAAACTTATTAGCTAACGATGGAACTTCTGTTTACAATCAATTAAGAACTGAACACGCTGTAGCTTTCGTTGAACAAATCAACAAAGTTGAAGCTTATAGACCACAAGATGCTTTCGAAGATGCATTAAAAGGTTTATATGTATTCGGTGGTTTAGTAACAAGACCAGAAGAAATCGTAGTAATCAAATCTAACATATAATTTAAGGGGGGCAATAGCCCTCTTTTATCGTGTTAATAGACTAGAGTGGGGCAGTACCACTAACACGACCAAGAAGGAGAGAGAGAATGGAAAAGATCGAATATTACACAATAAAACCAAACTTAAAACAAATGTATGGAAAGAAAGTAAATAAAGATACAGTATTTACAGAAAAGACAGAGGACGGAACAGTAGAACAAGAGTTTAAAGATTTAACTTTAACAACTACAATCAAAAAAGAAATGGAACAAGGTGGATTTAAGATTGTAGAAGAATCTACAGTTAAAGTAACAATGCCAGAAGGAACAGTATTAATCTGGAACGAACAAGAAGGATTTATCGTACCACAATATCAAATGTGTACTTTAGAAGAATTAGAAGAAGATATTAAAAACATTAAAGATATATATAACGAAGAACAAACCGAAGAATAATAGGAGGTGTAATAATGACACTAGAAGAATTTAAAACTAATGTTTACTCACTTATTGAAGAATACAGTGAAAATGCAGACGATCTAACAGAAGATGAAGACTTAGCTTTAAAAATGAATAGTTGTATCAATACTATATTGAATGAAATGAGTAGATTTAAAAAAATAGATGCCTATACTACTTTAGAAGTAACAGAGGGTGACAATTTGTCACAAACTGATATAGCAAGTGATATGTACCAATTAAACCTTATTCGTGGTGTTGACTATGAAACTATCCAAAATAGAGTATTATTTAATGAAACAGGAACAGCACAAGTATATTACTACAAATATCCAAAACAAATAACAAGCGAAACAGAAGATGATTATAAGTTTGAATTAGATACAGATGCTT